CATTTTGATCCAATCCATCCAACTGACCATGCTGTGTAGTAAATCGTTTTAGAAGATCATTAATTGATGGTTCGTTTCCGTCTAGAGCATCCATGCGTGGATGCCAGAAGGATGCTCCGATTTGAGCATCGTTTGCCGAATCAGAGTAGTAGAATGCACGAAGACTTTGATTCAGGGTGGTGGATGAGAAAGTATATTCAGAGAAACCAGCATCAGTTCTGGTTCCATCCATAGCATATATTCCATCGAGATCACCGTAGTTTTTAGATCCAGTAGTGGTCCCAGATGCGTTGACAAACCCTACCCAAAGATACCATTCATCAACCTCTGGGTTATCTCCTGCTGTCTTAAAGTAAGGGTTAGTATTGTGAACCCCATTTACTTGATTTACTACAGCCCATAGAGGGTTACTTGTATTGTGTGGTCCCATCAATAGAGACCCGATTGTATTATCGTGCTGCTTGATGAATACACTAAAACGATGTGATTTAGATGCGTCTATAGGTTGAGCAGATCCAGTAGGGAAAAAACCACCCTCCCATGGACTTGTATCATGTGGACCATCATCATATGCTTTCCATACAATAGAGCTTCCATTGAAAGGGTCTGGTGCATATTCTCTGATATTGGAAGAGGCTTCCATAATTGAGTATAAATTCCAATCAGTCATAGCACCAGAACCTTCTGTCCATTCAGTAAGTCCTGAATAAGAAGAGTTGATCGGAGGCATCCTAGTAACACTTGGGAAGAATGAAGATACATCTGCATAAGTGCTAGAAAGAAGGTATTGTGGGTGATCGTTATCTCCTAAACCAGCTATCGACCCGTGATCAATACTAGCTACCGTGAAGTGCTTTGTTATATCGGCTATGTGACCATCAATTTGAGCGTGAGTATTTGTGCCAATATTCGTTAATTGAGTGTGATCAGTAGTGTCATTATCAGTTGACCATGTAGATTCATTAGCTGCTATGTAACCTGATAGGGATACAGTAGATCCTTCAACGCTTGTTACAAGACTGCTTAATGCTTGGTTTGTTGAAGAAAGAACATATTGAGGGTGGTCGTTATCTCCAAGACCGTTAAGATCACCATGCTCTATGTATGTTGTGATGTCACTGAGATCAAGAGCATTTTCTATAGCAGAAGTATTAGTATCTACTACACCAGAGACATAAGATATATCAGCAGTGTTATCATCTACTACTCCACTGACGTAACTAATGTCACTACTCTCTTCCCAGCTACCAGATAGGCTCTGAACCTGGGAGTATACCGAGTTCCAGTTCCCAGAAGTGCTAATGACGTTCGCCATGTCTGCCTCAAGGGCAGTAATGTCGTTAGCGTTAGTAGTAATGTTGCCTGCGTTAGTGCTGATGTTGCTAGTGTTAGTAGCGATGTTAGCTGATACAGAACCAAGGTTAGCAACATCTGCCTCAAGGGCCGTGATGTCATTAGCGTTGGTTGTAATGTTTCCTGCATTAGTGCTAATGTTAGAAGTGTTTGTGGCGATATTAGCAGATACAGAACCAAGGTTAGAGATGTCAGCAGTGTTTGCATCAACCACTCCACTTACATAACTAATATCTGCACTCTCTTCCCAAGAGGCCGACAAGGACTGGACCTGGGAGTATGCAGAGTTCCAGTTACCAGAAGCAGCCGCCAAGGCACTATCGTTGTAGACAGTGCCCCACGTCCCAGAGTTAGCCAGGACAGTAGAGTATGTCCCATCCCAGTCACCAGAGGCAGCAGCTACCTCGCTGATTTTATCGCCTTGACCACCAACAATACCAGACATCCAGGAGATGTCAGCAGCGTTATCACTAATGTTACCCGTGTTAGTGCTGATGTTGCTAGTGTTAGTAGCGATGTTAGCACTAACACTACCTAGGTTACTAATGTCAGCAGTATTAGCATCAACCACTCCAGAGACATAGGAGATATCAGCGGACTCTTCCCAAGAAGCAGATAGTGACTGGACCTGAGAATACGCCGAGTTCCAGTTTCCAGACGCAGAACCTAGATTAGAGATGTCAGCAGCATTAGCATCCCATTTGTATTCATTGCTATTATATTCCGATATGGCTGCGCTAACATCTTGTCCTCCCGCAAATAGGTTCTTAAATACTCCTGTTCCTGCTTGTTCAATATACCATGTTTGTAGACCGTCTTCCTTTCCATAAACATTTCCATAGAAGTTTCCACCATCCTTAAGCATTTGCCATTGGAAGCTGGCTGATGTTTTGGAGGTCATACCGAACATCTTTAGGTAACAGTTGCCTGTAATACCCTCAATACGCAGCCTCATTCCTTTGAGGCTGCCAGTAGTGGTTGCATAGTAGTTTTCTGGGAATATGACATCGCGCTGGTCAGGTAAAGTTGGCATAGTTCCACTGAAAATAGTGGTCCAAGTAGTGCCATCACCTTCCAATGCTTCGATTGTGATATCACCTACTGATGTGCCTGGAGTGCCATGCCAAAGAAGTAAAGGTTTCCAATAATTCCAAGAAGAGTTACTGATTGTGAATCCACTAAACTCAATCTCCCAAGCATTACTTGCACTCTTATAACTGTTCAGATTGAAATAGTTATTAGTGTATCTTGTAAACCTCTTTATAAGTGTTTCACCAGGGTCGCTTCCCTCCAGAATGTTGTAGGTAGCACCAGAATGTTCGTCTAATAGGTAAGCAGTTTGAATAGTATCATACCTAAACTCAATACCCTTACCATCATCACCGTAACCTTTAGGTTTTACGGTGAATCCTCGGAGAGTTGGCATCTGGCTTGTAGAACTAAAATCTCCATAAGACCATGTTTTGCTATCAATATACTTGGATACCCCGACTTGATCAAGTCTAAGAAGCCCATTCTTATCCTGAGTTGCGGTCCCAGTGTTGAGATAGTAAGAACCTTGTTGACCATCTAGAAGATCCGCATCAAGATTAGATCCTGCTCCATCAACAGTCTTTATCTTTGTTAAAATCTCTGCCGCTGTGTCTGGGTCCCAAGTAGAAGACAGGGATCCTACCGTTCCATAGACGCTGTTCCAGTTACCAGAGGTGCTAATAACGTTAGCCATGTCTGCCTCAAGAGCAGTTATGTCATTAGCATTGGTTGTAATGTTCCCTGCGTTAGTGCTAATGTTGCTAGTGTTAGTGGCGATATTAGCAGAGACAGAACCAAGGTTAGCTACGTCAGCTTCTAGCGCTGTAATGTCATTAGCGTTAGTGGTAATATTGCTAGTGTTAGTAGCTATGTTAGCAGATACGCTGCCTAGGTTAGCTACATCTGCCTCAAGAGCAGTTATGTCATTAGCGTTGGTGCTGATGTTGCTAGTGTTAGTAGCGATGTTAGCCGATACCGAGCCTAGGTTGGAGATGTCGGCAGTGTTAGAATCAACTACACCTGAGACATAGGTTATATCAGCAGTGTTATCATCAACAAGACTACTTAATGCACTGTTAGTAGAAGAGAGGACATAATCTGTTCTTGGGACTATACCTAATAGATCAGTTATTGAAGGTTCATTACCGTCTACAAGATCAATCCTTGGTTGGAAGAATTGAATAGCATCTCCTGTTCCTGCTGGGTTATTGAAGTGGTAAGCTCTAATACCGAGTGCAATAGCGGTAGTATCGTCAAATACCCTATCAGTAATACTAAATGAAACCTTCTCACCAGTAGATACTTTGTATATGCCTGTTTCCTGACGAGTGCTAGGACCTGTTTCAGTTTGATAAGCGTGTAGATAAGCAACCGCAAGATACCAGTCAGTGCTAGGCATTGGTAGATTAGATATGAAATATGGATTAATATTTCCTGTTCCTGATGCTGCTCCTGCCGATCTAACATCTACTCGATGATCATTAGTGCCTCCTTCTAGACTACTATGAGCATAGTTTCCAAAGTATACGCCTCCACTAGCAGTATTTTCCTGCTTAATGAAACAAGAGAATCTATATGTCGAGCTTGCATCCGCTGGGACTTTACCACTATTAAATCCCCCCTCTCCATCAGAAGTAACATCAGTATCAATAGCTTTCCAAATAATACTTTGGTTGCCAAAAGGATCAGTATCAAACTCTCTAAGAGATGATGTGCTATAACTATTCCAACCAGTCGGAGCATTTTGATTACCACTTCCCTCTGTCCAAGGTTCAATGTAATGACCTAGAAGTTCTTTGTTGACCTTTGAATCAACTACACCTGAGACATAGGTTATATCAGCAGACTCTTCCCAGGACGCAGACAAGGACTGAACTTGAGAGTAGGCGCTGTCCCAGTTTCCAGAGGTGCTAATAACATTAGCCATGTCAGCCTCAAGAGCAGTAATGTCATTGGCATTGGTCGTAATGTTACCTGCGTTCGTGCTGATGTTAGTAGCATTGGTTAGAATGTTGCCAGAGACAGTGCCGATGTAGGTGATATCTGCTGTGTTAGCAGTGATGTTAGAAGTGTTAGTGGCAATGTTGGCGCTTACAGTTCCAAGGTTAGAGATGTCTGCTGTGTTAGCATCGACTACGCCTGAGACGTAGCTAATGTCCGCACTCTCTTCCCAAGAAGCAGATAGGGTATTTACTTGGTTATACGTGTCCTGCCAAACGCCGCTGGCTGCTGCGAAGACAGAGCTTAGTAAATATTGAGGGTGATCATTGTCAGAAAGACCAGCGATATTACCATGATCAATAAAAGCCTCGATATCGCTTAGATCATAAACATCTTCGATAGCAGAAGTATTAGCATCTACTATACCTGATACGTAACTGATGTCAGAAGTATTACCATCTACTACTCCTGAGACATAGGTTATATCAGCCGACTCTTCCCAAGAAGCAGATAGGGTATTTACTTGGTTATATGTGTCCTGCCAAACGCCGCTGGCTGCTGCGAGGACAGAGCTTAGTAGATATTGAGGGTGATCGTTATCTCCTAGTCCGCTAAGACTTCCATGATGAATGCTAGATACTAAACTATCGAACTCGATAGATACATCACTAAGTTCTAAGGCGCTTGCAATTGAAGAACTGTTGGCATCTATTATACTTGATAGGTATGAGATATCACTGTCATTAGAAGAAATGTTAGCAGTGTTAGTAGCAATGTTAGCCGATACACTACCGAGGTTAGAGATGTCGGCAGTATTAGCATCAACTACTCCTGAGACATAGGTAATGTCAACAGACTCTTCCCAAGAATTGCTTAGGCTAAGGACCTGTGCATACACGCTATCCCAAGTTCCAGAGGCTGCTGCTACCTCGCTAATCTTGTTGCCCTGATCACCTACAATACCTGACACGAAGGTGATGTCATTGTCGTTGGCAGTGATGTTACTTGTGTTAGTATCTACTACACCTGACACATAGCTAATGTCTGCGCTCTCTTCCCACGATGCCGATAGAGACTGAACTTGAGAGTAAACACTTTCCCAATCACCTGATGCCGCGCCTAAGTAACTTATATCAGCAGTGTTCACTGATATTGAACCTGACACTGCCTTTAGGTTGTTTATGTCGGCTAGGTTTCCTAGGCTTCTGGACGTGTTAGTAGCAATATCCGCACTGACAGATCCCAGGTTAGAGATATCAGCAGCGTTATCATCAATTATGCCCGATACATAAGAAATATCAGAGGTCTTACCGTCAATGACACCTGACATGTAGGAGATGTCGTTATCATTGCGAGTGATGTTAATAGTGTTAGTGGCTATGTTAGCGCTTACACTACCTAGGTTGCTTATGTCGGCTGTGTTATCATCTACTACACCACTGACATAGGTAAGGTCAGCACTCTCTTCCCAAGAGTTACTAAGGCTGAGGACCTGTGCATACACACTATCCCAAGTTCCAGAAGCCGCCCTGACCTCGGTCATGTCATCGCCAAGCTCACTTACTACGCCAGAAACATAGCTTATGTCGTTGTCGTTGGCAGTGATGTTACTTGTGTTAGTAGCGATATTAGCACTTACACTGCCTAGGTTAGCTACGTCAGCCTCTAGTGCAGTAATGTCGTTAGCATTGGTAGTGATGTTAGAAGCGTTAGTCAGGATGTTTCCTGATACAGTTCCAAGATAACCAATGTCAGCAGTGTTACTAGAAATGTTACCTGTGTTAGTAGCGATGTTGCCACTTACAGTGCCAAGGTTAGAGATGTCAGCAGTATTAGCATCAACTACACCAGAGACATAAGTTATATCAGCAGACTCTTCCCATGAGTTAGACAGTGAAAGAACCTGGGCGTATACTGAATCCCAAGTTCCTGAGGCTGCACGAACCTCTGTCATGTCGTCACTGAGATCGCTAACTGCTCCACTAACGTAGGTAATGTCGTTGTCGTTAGCAGTGATGTTAGCAGTGTTGGTAGCGATGTTGGCAGATACAGACCCTAGGTTAGAGATGTCAGCAGTGTTAGCATCTACTACACCGGAGACATATGTTATATCAGCCGACTCCTCCCAAGAGGAGGACAGGCTATTTACTTGATTGTAGGTGCTCTGCCAAACACCACTAGCTGCTGCTAAAACAGAGCTTAGTAGGTATTGAGGGTGATCATTATCTCCTAGACCGTTTAAATCTCCATGCTCTATGTATGTGGTGATATCACTAAGGTCTAGGGCGTTTTCAATAGCCGAGGTATTGATATCTACAACTCCAGACACATACGTGATATCTGAAGTGTTTCCATCAATGATACCTGACATGTAGGAGATGTCGTTATCATTGCGAGTTATATTAATAGCGTTGTTATCTACAACACCACTGACATAGGTAAGGTCAGCACTCTCTTCCCATGAGTTGCTTAGGCTAAGAACTTGCTGATATACACTATCCCAAGTTCCGCTAGCTGCTGCAACCTCAGTGATCTTATCGCCTTGACCACCAACAATACCTGACACCCAGGAAATATCGTTGTCGTTAGCAGTAATGTTAGCTGTGTTGGTTGCGATGTTAGCACTGACGCTGCCAAGGTTGTTGATGTCCGCTGTGTTAGCAGAGATGTTGGTGGCATTGGTCAGGATGTTACCAGAGACAGTCCCCAGGTAGGTAATATCTGCTGTGTTAGTAGCGATGTTGGCAGACACGCCACCTAGGTTGGAGATGTCAGAAGTATTATCGTCAATGATACCCGACATATAGGAGATGTCATTATCATTACGAGTGATATTGAGGGCGTTATTGTCTACTACTCCACTGACATATGTAAGGTCTGCACTCTCTTCCCATGCGTTACTAAGAGAAAGGACTTGTGAGTAAACGCTGTCCCAAGTTCCAGAAGCAGCAGCTATCTCAGAGATCTTATCACCTTGTCCACCGACTATGCCTGATACAAAGGTAATATCATTGTCGTTGGCAGTGATGTTAGCAGTGTTGGTAGCGATGTTAGCGCTTACACTTCCAAGGTTGGAGATGTCAGCAGTGTTATCGTCTACAACACCTGACACGTAGGTGATGTCGGCGGACTCTTCCCAAGAGCTACTAAGGGAAGCAACCTGGGCGTATACACTGTCCCATGTGCCCGAAGCCGCACGAACCTCGGTCATGTCAGCACTGATATCGCTAACTGCCCCACTAACGTAGGTAATGTCGCCATCGTTAGCAGTAATATTGGCAGTGTTGGTAGCGATGTTAGCACTAACACTTCCTAGGTTACTAATGTCTGCTGTGTTAGCGGAGATGTTGCTAGCATTGGTCAGTATGTTACCAGAGACAGTTCCTAGGTAAGCAATATCTGCTGTGTTGGTAGCGATGTTAGCAGATACAGAACCTAGGTTGGAGATATCAGCAGTATTGTCGTCAATGATACCTGACATATAGGAAATGTCGTTATCATTGCGAGTGATGTTAATAGCGTTGTTATCTACAACACTAGAGACATAGCTAATATCTGCCGACTCTTCCCATGCGTTACTGAGGGTAAGCACCTGTGCATATGCACTGTCCCATGTAGAACTAGCAGCAGCGACCTCAGAGATCTTATCTCCTTGCCCACCAACTATGCCTGATAGCCATGTTACATCAGCTTCGTTATCCGCGATTCCCGCACTGACTCCTCCCAGGAAGGTGATATCGTCAGTGTTAGATTGAATGTTGGCCGATACACTTCCCAGGTTAGCCACATCGGCTTGATTCTGGGCAACGACCCCTGACACGTAAGAGATATCGGGGCTTTCTTCCCAAGACGAAGAGAGACTGAGAACTTGAGCATATACTGAATCCCAGGTAGCGCTTGCTGCTGCCACCTCTGCAATGTCATCACCTTGGTCACTTACGATACCTGATACAAAGGTAATGTCGTTATCGTTAGCAGTGATGTTGGTGGTGTTGGTATCTACTACACCACTTACGTAGGTGATGTCTGCACTCTCTTCCCATGAGTTGCTGAGAGACACTACCTGAGCATACACACTATCCCAAGTTCCTGAGGCTGCACGAACCTCTGTCATGTCGTCACTGAGATCGCTAACTGCTCCACTAACGTAAGTAATATCGTTGTCGTTAGTAGTGATATTGGCAGTGTTAGTAGCGATGTTAGCAGAGACAGAGCCAAGGTTGGAGATATCAGCAGTATTAGCGTCTACAACACCTGACACGTAAGCTAGGTCACCACCTGCTACACCAGAAACAACGCTAGAGAGGTAGGTAATATCAGAGGCATTGTCACTGATAAGCCCTGTGTTGCTAGTAATGTCGCTGGAGTTAGTGCCAATATCAATGATGTTCTGTGCGACTACACCGCTTACATAGCTAATATCTGCACTCTCTTCCCATGAGTTGCTTAGGCTAAGGACTTGCTGATATACGCTATCCCAAGTTCCAGAAGCTGCCGCCACCTCACTAATCTTATTGCCCTGGTTACCTACAATACCTGACACGAAGGTGATGTCTGCATCCTGTGCATCACTAACACCAGAGAGGTAGGTGATATCTGCTGCGTTGTCGTCTACTACACCTGATACGTAGGTAATATCTGCACTCTCTTCCCAAGAGTTACTAAGAGATAGAACCTGTGCGTATACACTATCCCAAGTGCCGCTAGCTGCTGCAACCTCAGCGATATCATCACCTTGATCGGCAGTAATACCTGAGAGGAAGGTAATATCAGCATCGTTACCATCAATGACACCTGAGAGATAAGTAATGTCATTGTCGTTACGAGTGATGTTAATAGCGTTGTTATCTACAACACCAGAGACATAAGTAAGGTCAGCACTTTCTTCCCAGGAGTTGCTAAGGCTTACGACCTGAGCATATACACTATCCCAAGTTCCCGATGCCGCACGAACCTCGGTCATGTCATCACCAAGTTCACTGACGACTCCGCTGACATAAGTAATGTCGTTATCGTTAGCAGTGATGTTGGTGGTGTTGGTATCTACTACACCACTGACATATGTTATGTCAGCAGACTCTTCCCATGAGTCACTCAGTGATAGCACCTGTGCGTATACGCTATCCCAAGTTCCAGAAGCAGCGGCCACCTCAGCAATATCATCACCTTGAGCAGCAGTAATACCTGATAGGAATGTTATGTCGTTGTCATTGGCAGTGATATTAGCAGTGTTAGTAGCGATGTTACCACTGACCGTCCCAAGATTGGCGATATCTGCCGTATTGGCAGAGATCAGGTTAGTGTTGCTAGTAATGTCGCTAGAGTTCGTGCCAATGTCGATAATGTTCTGTGAGACGACACCAGAGACATAGCTGATGTCAGCACTCTCTTCCCAAGAGTTGCTAAGGCTGAGGACTTGAGCGTATACGCTATCCCATGTAGCGCTGGCAGCGGCTACCTCTGCAATATCATCACCTTGAGAGGCAGTAATACCTGATAGGAAGGCAATGTCAGAGTCATGTGCATCACTAACTCCAGAGAGGTAAGTAATGTCTGCTGCATTGCCATCAACTACACCTGACACATAGCTAATATCTGCACTCTCTTCCCATGAGTTACTAAGGGAAAGAACCTGTGCGTATACGCTATCCCATGTAGCACTAGCTGCTGCTACCTCAGCAATATCATCACCTTGAGCAGCAGTAATACCTGATAGGAAGGTGATGTCATTGTCGTTAGCGGTAATGTTGGTTGTGTTGGTATCTATTACACCACTTACGTAGGTGATGTCTGCACTCTCTTCCCAAGAGTCACTAAGGCTAAGGACTTGCTGATATACGCTATCCCAAGTTCCAGAGGCTGCTGCTACCTCGCTAATCTTGTTGCCCTGATCACCTACAATACCTGACACGAAGGTGATGTCAGAAGAGTTACCATCGACTACGCCAGAGACGTATGTTAGGTCTGCACTCTCTTCCCAGGAGTCACTAAGGCTAAGGACTTGAGCGTAGGCAGAATCCCAAGTGCTAGACGCTGCTGCTATCTCAGCAATGTCATCACCTTGAGCAGCAGTAATACCTGATAGGAAGGTGATGTCATTGTCGTTGGCAGTAATGTTAGTCGTGTTAGCATCAACTACACCTGACACATAGCTAATATCAGCACTCTCTTCCCATGAGTTGCTTAGGGAGACGACCTGAGCGTATACACTATCCCAAGTTCCTGAGGCTGCACGAACCTCGGTCATATCGTCGCCAAGTTCACTTACAACACCTGAAACGTAAGTAATATCGTTGTCGTTGGCAGTGATGTTACTTGTGTTAGTATCGACTACACCACTGACATAAGTAATGTCAGAAGACTCTTCCCAACTATCAGAGAGGGTAAGGACCTGAGCATAGACAGAGTCCCAAGTTCCAGAGGCAGCGGCAATCTCTGCGATATCATCGGTAGAAGCTCCCGCGATACCAGACAGGAACACGATATCAGCAGCATTCTGATCTATCTCTGCCTGGGTGCTGTTAGGGATGTCGTTAGTTCTACCTACACCAGTTACTTTGATGACACCATTGCTCTCATGAGAGCGCATGATGATACCAAGGTTCTGAACTAGTTCGTTTACCCCACTAGGTCTTGTATTTACTAGTCCACCAGCGGTTGTTGGTGACACGTATACAGTGGTGCCTTCGGTAAAGCCACTGGTATTCATGCCATCTGCCTTACCGAAGATAACAGCTACACCTTCTCCATTGATAGCAATGTCCTCGTATAGAACACCGATAGCAGGCATTGAAGATGCAGCGTCAGCTTTAGCTAGCGCAACATACGCAGTGTTAGGGTTATGGGCTCCTGTAATATGAACTACATCACCCCTGCTCATAGCCGAGGTAGTGTTGTTATAGACCTTTAGATAGGAATCATCGTTATAGTCGTTGATCCACTTTTGAGCCGCTTCGTCCCAGACCAAGATCTGGTGGTCGTCAATAGCGCTAACAGGGGTTATGTCAGTGTCACCTAGACCAGAAAGATATCGAGGTAAGGATGCGGATGTCATCCAATCGGCCTCGTTAGCCGCAATGTAGGCAGATAGGCTGACAGTAGATCCTTCTACACTAGAGACTACAGAGGAGACATACGTTACGTCTGCACTCTCTTCCCAAGAGTTGCTGAGGGTGAGGACCTGGGCATACACACTATCCCACGTCCCTGAGGTAGCAGCGACCTCACTAATCTTATCTCCTTGGGATCCTACTTGACCACTGAGGAAGATAATATCAGCAGGAAGACCCGATACGATAGAGGAGACATACGTTACGTCTGCACTCTCTTCCCAAGAGTTGCTGAGGGTGAGGACCTGCCGATATGCACTATCCCATGCACCACTAGCAGTTTGAATAACAGTCTTTAGAAGATACTGGGGGTGATCGTTATCTCCTAAGCCAGCTAGATCTCCGTGTGAGAATGAAGAGAATACATGCTGTGCGAACTCATCAGCACTGGTGAAGCCAGTTCCTCCAGCAGCCTCAGGGATGGTGTCTCCAGGTTGCATCTCCCCGATAGTGGGGACACCTGAAACATAAACGATACGTAGGGGGTAGTAATCTGCCATACTGTTCTCCTATTGTATTTACCTGCTTAGGAGATTATAGGCAGATATCACTCGTCGCTAACATCTGTTGGGTTGATAATATCTTCGATCTCAGCAACCTTCTTCATGAAATCCTCTACGGACTCACCGTCTTCCTCAATAGCATCCTCTTCCTCAGTAGATTCTGAGTCTGGCTTCTTCTTTGAGGCTGGCTTCTTCTTCTTCTCAGCCACAGCCTGCTCCTCTTCTATAGCGTGGTCGTAAAGCTCAGACAGGATGAAATCTACGTCCTCTTTACTATCGGTTAGAGGAGAGTTAAGAGCAAAGTCGCTGACAGGGCGGTCTGCGTAAACAGAGTCGAACCCAGACTCAGTGAAGAGGAACCTTAAACCAGAGTTTACGTCAATGGCCTGGACGCCGTTCTTACCCTTTAGCAAGGTAGACATAGAGGTTAAAGCCTCGCGCACAACGCTACCACGTGGAGCCTCTTTAGCAAGACACTCAAATATAAGAGACTGAGTGTTTAAGAGTGTGCGGAAGGTAGGAGCTTCTTTGAGGTTATTGATGTTAACACCATACTTCTCGCTAAGAAGAGTTCCGATTAGGTCTTTTAGAGGCTTCTTCATCTCAAACAATGTTGAGACGAACTCCTTTAGATCAGACTTGTTATACTCAAAGTCTTCTGCCACAATGTTTAAGCATCTAGAAACAGTGTTGGAAAGCTGCTTCTTGCTGATAAGGGCGAGGTAAGGAACCTCAGCAACTGCCTCCACAAGAGCCTTTTGAATCTCCTTCTGATCTGTAGAGAAGATCTTCTCAGCTAGAGCGTTAATCTTAGGCTCGGAAACCCAGATCTGGTCGAACGACTTCTTGCTCTCTAGGATTTCACGGCTCACAAGCTCCTGCTGGCAGACCATCTCGTAAATGCTGCGGTTATCACCGAAGTCTACCTCATATCGAGCTTTCTCGGCAAGCTGCTCAAGACTCATACGATCAAGGTTGAATGCACGCGATACGGTATCAGAAAGTCTAAGAGCATGAGTAATCTCTTGGTTGGCAGCAAGAGACTCCTTATTCTCATTCATCCACTTGCTAATGTTCTCGGATACCTCTAGGAATCGCTGAAACTCGTCAGTGCCAACTATATCAAAGGTAGCATTGAAGGAAGCAGCTTGTTCAGTAAGACGATCAACAGTCTTGTTAAACTTTAGCTGCGTGCCCCAGGACTGGATGATGTCCTCAAATGCGTCAGCAGCGGTCACTAGATCGTCTGAGTAAATGCTCTCAATTAAAGAAGAGACTCGGGCGCGGTTAGCTTCCTCGAATCTCTTCTCATCACTGAACACTTCTCCTGACTCGACCACGATATTATCGAATACCAGCTTCTCACCAAAGTAATACTGGCCTTGGATAACCTGACCGCTCTCTGTAACGAATGTAGCGATTGAATCTACATCGTCCACGGAGAACAGTCTAACTCCTTCACGAATAGAATGTGATAAAGAGTCGGCAAGAAGATTTAGGTTTGATACTTTGCGGTTTCGCTGCTCGAAGAAGTCCATGGATATAGTTAGGGCTAGTTTCTATATAGCCTGCCAAATTGGCACATAACCCGTTAATTATCATATTTCTTTAAAATACGTAGCAAAGCTCTTGCTCTGGGGCTATCTGCACCCTCTTCTAGGATAATCTGGTTACGAAGTGACTGTAGTTCTTCGTTCTTCTTCTTAGGCTTGGCCGCTGGCTTAGGCTTGGGTCTGGCCTTCTCCACTCTAACGTCATTCTTAGCCTGATTATCAGCCACTTGCATGTCGTTCTGAGCTTGGTTATTGGATACAGCCATGTCGGTTTGGCCTTGAACCTGCGTCTGCTGCATCTGTCCAGCGGCCTGGGCCTGCTGCTGCTGCGCCATCATGTCGGCCTCACGCTGCATCTGCTCTTCCTGCTCCTTCTCAGCCTCTGCCATGAGCATCTCGATCTCCGTTTCCGTCATATCGTAGAACTCTTTATAGATGTAGGACTTAGGGAATAGACCAGTTGCCATAACATTGGTGATAACCTCTGCCTTCTGAGCATCCACAGCCATCTTACGCTTGATGAAGATGTCAGAACCATCAGGAAGAACAACTTCCATGCTGTTAATCTGGCTCTTGGGGTAGCCAATCATCTCCAAATGGCGTCTTGCAATGAGTGTAAAGCCTTGAGACACGCTTTGAATGACCCTTTGGATAACTCTAGCGAACTTTACGTCCAGTTGGTCGAGGTTTGCCTTGCGCTCGGCTGATTTATCGTATTCTACGATGTAATCCTTGGGAACTTTGAGGGTTGCTAGGAGCTTATCTCTGAAATACTTAACGTCATCGACCTCTCCAAGGTTCTCAGCGCCCTTTAAGGTGTCTACTTTGGTGCCTTGGTTACCTCTAATGGGGATGAAGAAGTCCTCATCGACCGCTAGAGGGTTGTGGCGGCTATCAACACGGTTCTGATTGGCGTATTTCTCCTTCTTGAAGCGCATTTTCATGGTTTCCATGAACTGTTCGGCCTTACCAGAGGGTAAATTACCCACATCGACGTAGAAAATGCGTCTTTCAGGTGCTCTAGAGAGGCGATAGACGATCATCGCGTCCTCCATTAGCTTAAGAGAGCGGTAAACTCGAATTGCACCGCTCATAATTGAACGTCCGTAGGGGTAATATTTGGGGTCAGACGTGTGAAGTCGGAAGTGAACTATCTGATTCTTGTCCAATTCGAGGTATTTGGAGTTGGAATTCATCCAATCTCCCTGATTTACCTGTCTTTCTGGTATTTCCTGTAGGAAAGTCTTTAGTTGACCGAACTTATCCTCGATTCTTAGGATGTAGTAGGGGTTCAGAACCTTGATCTTACGAACGCCTTGGTCCATAGCGTTGGCATTAGCTACAACTTCAATGAAGGAGTCACCATACTTACAGGTGCCACGGACGATGTCCCAGTAAACGTGGTCAAGCCTAATGCGCTTAAATAGGTTTTCAATCTCTTTAATGACCTCTTCTGAGTCTGACTTGACGACCCAACGCTTATTACGAAGGTCTTTTTGAGTAGATTCATCAGCATAGATGTCTAGAGCAGCCGTAATTTCAGGATACTCGTCCATCTTCTCGAACTCATCATACCTACGCTTACGGTTTAGCTCTGCCTCAGGCATAAAAGGCAGACCTCTACTGTAGCTCATCCCAGGCTGACCGAGATCGACTACAGGAGAGTTAGGATTTACAAGAAGGTCTCCTTCAACATTGCGCGGATCACCTTTGATAGCGTTCTTTCGCTTAACCTCAGTGCTAAAGAACTTTCCAAAGATCTTAGCCATGTAACCTGTCGTGTATAGGTTCGACAGATCACCGTATCGGGTAGGGTTCCATGTGGTCATTCCAGGACCACTGTTCTCGTTCAGTCTCTCATCAGCCATGTGATGTCCTCATTACGTCCTTCTCCGAAGCTATACGACTTAAGAGGTGAGAGTGGTTTCTGTTCTCGGAACGTCTTATTCATAACGATCCCAGGATTCTCCTCTCTGTAACGTCTAGCTCCATAGATAGATAGTGCTAATGACATCACTAGGTCATCATTTTGACCTGTATCTGCTTGGAAACGACCATTATCGCTGATAATGAACGTATTCAACTCCATTACAGTGCGCTTGGAGTTTAATTTTACTTCAGATGTGCGTAGTGCTTCTTCCATCTCAATCAGCACTTGATCCCTGGTTTTAGTGGTTGTTTGGAACCCAGGCAGGCCCTTCTCATCGAACCACACGTTGTCATATTCTAATTGTTCCCACAGGTAGTCGATTAGATTGTTTCCAATCGTATTACGCTCAATAAGTATGGGAGCTACGTTATACCTGTTCCCCTGCTCAAATAAGATACGTGCAAACTCGTTTATGGGGGTAGTGTTGCTGTAAAACTCAGCTACCTGCTCACCAGTCTGGAGATCGACCACCTGGAATGCGGAGTAATCACGCTCACGACCTAGAGCTACGTCAGCAGCAATGAAGTAAGAGGTAGTAGGATCAGGATCCTTCCAGACATACATTCGGTTGTTGTAAAGCCTATAGAAGTCCTCAGACACGTTCTCTAGCAGTGAGTTAAGGATCTGTCCCTCGATGAAGGTATCACCTGTTCCTAGGAATTCACACTCATACTCTTGTAGCCATTTCTTGTGACTAAGGTTAGCGCGTGTAGTCTTCTCCCATTCATCAATATTCATGGGAGGGTCTCGCTGCTCCATCTCCTTGTATAGCCAATCAAACCCATCAACCCTGTTATACTCAGGGTGATCTTTCCAGTTGATTTGAATAGGGTTGAATGAGTTAGTCCCCTCTACAGCCCCTTCCCAGATCTGATGATACCAGTTGCCTATACCGTTCACAGTAGACAGCACGAAAGCACGACCACCAGTCGAGATGATAGGATATACAGCAGCCCAAATAGTATCAATATGCTCAATGAAAGCAGCCTCGTCAATAATGAGTAGTGATCCAGATAGACCACGGCCTGATTGTTTACCAGAAGGACGAGACTTAATGTGGCTATTGTTTTCTAGTTTAAGGTTGTGAGCGTTAATCTGAGTAGCCTTAGGTCGCATCCACTCAGGAGTCTCATCATACATGATCTTAATACGATCAAGAACCTCAGTAGATTCAGTATCACCCACAGATAGGATAACTATGGTTTGGTGTGAATTGAACAAGCACTTCCATACAGAATATGCAGCAGCGATAGTAGTGCATCCTGCTTGGCGAAACTTACGAAGTATGTTGAATCGCTCTGTCTCAAGAGCGTTAAGTATCACCTTCTGGAAAGGGTATAGCTTGAATGGCACCATACCACGTATAGGGTGGACGACCTTGATATACTTGCTAATGAAGTATATTGGATCTTTCTTGCACCTTAGATACTCTTCCTTGTAATCCATATCCTATTATACCGATGAAATGATCTACGCTTTTATCTGCACGCGCTCTAAGGAACTGACTGATACAGCACATAACCTCTCTACCTATCTATCAGACGCAGGAGTGAAGGTTAAGTTTCTGGTTAATCAGAAGTCTATCTTCGGAGGATACCAGAAGGCATTAGACTCCAGTGACGTGAAGGACGACGACATTGTAATCCTGTGTCACGACGATATCGAGATCATGTCCAGCAAGTGGGTCTTTAGAGACTGCCTCATGCAATGCCTAGCACACGATGCAGGATTCATTGGTGTGGCTGGGACTGCTAAACTTCTAGAGGATGCTGTTTGGTGGAATGGTCAGGCGTGGAGAGAGGGACATCACTCAGGCATTGTCTGGCATGGTCCTCATGCTCTAGAGTCTACTCCAACCTACTATGGACCATACAAGACAGTCGTGGTCATGGATGGCCTGTTCCTTGCAGCGTCAGGAAAGACACTAAGGAAGGTCGGTCTAGCAAAGCCCAGCTACCTAGAAGGCGAGTGGGATTACTACGATATCCACTATACCCTCACTGCCCACAAGCTAGGTCTAAAGAATAGAACAGTCCCTATAAATGTCCTACATAACTCCAGGGGCGAGTTAGCGGGAAGAGAGTCTTGGCACGTCAACAGAGCCAAGTTCATAGAAGAGCATCGCCTGCCGATCACTGCTTCTTGATCTTATTGATGGCACGTTTGTTGAACATGCCCTTCTTCTTCATCTGCTTAAACTTCCTAGCAATAGCATTTAACATACCAATATATAGTCATGACCGAGAAAGAGATCGCACTATCCTATACTTGTGAGGATGCTCTAAACAAGTGTAATGGTTTCGCCACAAAATGTGCAGAGGCCAATAAGGACTTCCAGGAGGCTCTTGCAAACGAGTCTAACAAGCTCTCTGAGGCAAGAGCTAAGTATGCCCAGCTAAGATACTCTCTGTGGCGCTACAGAGCCTTAGACAAGCTAGAGCGCATAGTCAGTGCCATCACTGTGATTGCCGCCCCTAAGACCGAGGAAGGGACCTCCTTTCTCGACAAATTATGGCTCTTCGCCAAAACTATGTGGACATGGGCTCGAAGCGGATTTAAGATGTCAGACGAGCAAACTCAACAAGCTAGGCTCGAAATTTGTCATGCCTGTCCTCACCTCATCAAAGACAAGGTTCAATGCAGCATGTGCGGATGCATGATGAAGAAGAAGGTTACCTTGGACGGCGCTTCTTGTCCTTTGAAGAAGTGGTAGATTCTATCTTAGCAACCCACTGCTTACTAGCTCTGAGGTTGCTCCAATAAACTCGAACCTTCTGCTTCGCCTTCTTGCGCCAATAGTTAGAGTCCTTGTTTCTAAACAAGGCTCTTGCCACCTAGAGGCACGTTCTTACCTTTGTTCAAGCCCTTCCTGATCAGGCTTGCAGTGCCCGCTCCAATCTTGGTTACTCCTCGACTGAAGTTTCGGATCTTGTCAGCACTTCCTGACTTGCTGGGCAAAGTATCTGCATACCTGTTTGCAAGTCTAGAAACAATCGAACCCCTCTCACCTGCTGCTGCCGTTGCGCGAGCAATACCCTTGGTTCCACGCATGGAAACCTCTTGCTCAGGGGTTCCACGGGTTCCTCGGGTGTTGGCGATAGGTTTCCCATCCTTGTCATTGGCCGTTCCAGGAAGATCATCTCCCGCAGAACCAGGAGTTTCTTGAGGTCCAACCTCAGCAGGGTTGGTGGACTTGCGTTGGTTACGCTTGCTCTTACGTCCTCGTCCCTTGGCGTTGTTCTTCTGCTGTCGAACACTCATCTCAACCAAGCTCGAAACGAGTCTGGAGTATAGCTGCTTCTTGGTCATTTCCTGATCCTGATTCTAATCTTGCTACCACCTGAACTAGGTGGACGGTAAGTTCCAATCTTGCCCTTAGGCTTGGAACCCCCACATCCTCATTTGTAGGCGCGGTCCATGTTTATATATAGCTCTGAGCAAAACTAGGAGTCCCTAAAACGTTAGGAGTCCCTTGAATATATGGGACCCGTTATCTTTGTCCTACATACATCCATACATATAGCTGCTAGGGGATACCCCTATGGGACCCGTTTCCGCGAACGAGTTTGCGCTTTTATCGAGATTCCCCTTGCATTCTCGCGGGGGCAGGCTATAATGAGGGCATGAACGACAACACCAGCACCACCGACATGCTCCTCATCGCCTTCCTTGCCATGAGCATCCCCTTGGTCTTCACCCTCCTCTCCTGCATTTCTCACGGTTGACGCTTGCACGCAGGCGCACCACAGCCTACTATATACCCATGAAAGATAAGGACGAAACCCTGGGCTTCTGCATCATGGCTCTTCTGTTCATCACCATCTTCCTAGTCTAATGGACCGCCATACACTCAACCTTGCCAAGCGTCGCAACCACCTAGCCAATAGGGAGTTCGCACGCAGGGCTCACACTATCACCAGCAAGAAGCGTGCTAACAACAAGAAAGCCTGCCGAGGATGGCGTTATGTTGGATGAACGAGATATGGAGCTTGAGCTTAAGCACCAGCATCTATCTGATGTTTTTGAAGAACTCAAGAGGATTCGTAGCAAACTACTGTATGGTGATGAGCCTGCATATGTTGTGGAGGATATGGTGCAAGAACTAATCTGGCGTGTCGGCCACTACATTGGAGAGTTTTGATGGACAAGGTATACATTCTGTGGCATATCGTTCGCTACGAAGGCAAGGATATTCTGGGCGTCTTCAAGACTAAAGAGCGTGCCCGTGAATTTGCTCTAACCTATATCGACGAAAGCCCTTATGATTGGGAAACTGACGAATGGCATGAGGATGCGTGGTGGAACCCTGGCATGGACGCAGACCTGAGGATTGACGACGAGTTTGTCCTGCCATAATGGCAGGGGCGGCGGCCCGCGCGTAAGTCCTTATATAGCAAGCACTTACGACGGCCACTTTCCTGAGGTTTAGCCTTGCAGGCGCACCACGCTTACCCTACTATAGGTGCATGAGCTACGAGCAAGACATCGACATCCAATGCGACTGCTGCGGCGACTACTTCCTCCCCTCGCAACTGAGCAGCGACTTCTTCGCTGGCTCCCTGGTCTGCGAGTCCTGCGCTGATGCGCTTGAGTTCGAGGCTGAGTTCCACTCTCGCAACGATTTCGATATGGGCGCTTGACGCTTACCCTTCCCAACCCTACTATACACTCATAAGGAAACTTCCCATGAACATCAACTTCAACTCGCGTTACTTCACCAACCGTCCCACCTTCCAGCGTGTCCCTGGCTACTGCAACTCCAACTACTGCATGGTCCGCACGGTGCGGAGTGGCATCACCAGCTACTCCATCGTCAACTCGCGCACGGGTGAGTTCGTCAACTCGGGTGTGACCCGCGACCACGCGGTCAAGGTGTGGAACCGCACGGGCATCTACGGCCTCCCTCCGATGGTAAAGTCTGCCTGACGAGGCACTCGGGAGGGTAGCTAACCTTCCGAGTATAAAGAAAGCGAGTGGCCCTCGGGAAAGGGCTGACCCTCGGGGGAGGCATCCCTCGGGGGTCCTTTCTTATGCTAGTCCTACCTGCCATTTTGGCAGGGCCAGCGCCCCGCGCGTAAGTCCTTATCTATCAAGCACTTATGACGGCAACTTTTCTCAAGTCTACCCTTGCATCTGGTCGATGATAGGTTATAATAGGGCCAGTCAAGAGGAGATCGGGCCTCACGCTGCGACAGCGTTACACGCCCCTCCACATAAGAAGAGAACCCCAGGAATCGGAAGTTTCCTCTTGACGCCCCACCCCGCACTCGTTACAATGCACACCATGAACAACAACGACCTCTACACTCAGTTCCTCCCCTTCGCCAAGTCCACCGCTGCCAAGTTCTGCGCCATGCCTAGCGTGGCCTCGCAGATGGACGCTGACGATATGGTGCAGGAGCTTATGATCCGCCTGTTCGACAAGATCAACGAGTTCGATCCTGATAAGGGCATGAAGCTCTCGACCTATGGCTGCCAGATCATCCGCTGGCGTGCTGGTGAGATTCACAAGGCGTGCAAGGCTGCGGTCGAGCAGGGCAAGGGTTATATGCCCTCCCTCAACGCTATGGCCGAGGATGATCGTTCCGACGATTGGCACCCTGCCCACTATGATGATGCCAGCGAGCAGTATCTTGAGGGTCTGTCTGATCGTGACCGTGATATCATCCTGCGCCATAGCGTCAACGGTGAGAGCCTGCGCTCTATCGGTCAGGACTACGGCGTGAGCGGTGAGGCTGTTCGCCTGTGGCACAAGGCTGCTCTGGCTCAGGTGTCCTTGGGGCTGTAAGTCCTGACCCCGCAAGGGGTTACACCTGCCATTTTGGCAGCGCCGCCCGCCCGCGCGTAAACCCTTGCAGGACAAGGACTTACGACGATAACTTTCTCATCATTTCCCTTGTGCCCCTTATCTCTGGCCCCTATTATACACGCATGGTTACCTTCCTCACTAAAGACGACATCGCATCCCGCACCCCCTCCGCGTTCACCCGCACTCCTCACGAGTGGATGAGTGATCGCTATGTTATGGTCCCGACTGAGGACCTCATCGACCAGATGGACACCCTGGGCTGGGGTGTGGTCGATGCCAAGCAAGCAAAGACCTATGGCGGCAAGCGTTCCGCTGCCAACAAGAAGCACCTGATCGAGTTCGAGAGCTATGATCGCAGCATTCTTCTTGACGATCCTCGCACGGGCGAGAAGGTCCACCCTCGCGCCCTCATCACCAACTCCAGCGACGGCACTTCCAAGCTGTCGATGGCTGCGGGTCTGTTCGCTATGGTCTGCTCCAATGGCCTTGTGGTCCAGACCGTGGACCTGGGCGCATTCTCCTCCAAGCATATCGGCCTCACGCTTGAGAGCGTGTCGGAGGCTCTCGATGGCCTCGCGTCCTCTCTTCCTGGTATCACTCAGAGTATGCAGGCCATGAGCGAGCGCACGCTGGACCATGATGAGCAGATCGTGCTGGCGTCCGCTGGTAAGGTTGCCCGCTGGGGTGCTGATTCTGGCATCGACCCTGAGATGCTGCTCTCTGCTCACCGCACCGCCGACATCGGCAACGACCTGTGGCGCGTGTTCAACCGTGTCCAAGAGAACACTATCCGTGGCGGATTCAAGGGTGAGGGCCAGAAGCGTGTGGCCCGTGAGCTTACCAACCTCGACGCACTCAACCGCGTCAACCTCGACCTGTGGAACGCTGCCGAGCTTATGCTCGCTGCCTGAGTCAAGATAAATCTAGGGAAAGTGGCCTTCCTAACTCCTTGCTCCGCAGGGGGTTAGGGGCCTGCCATTTTGGCAGGGGCGGCGCTCCGCGCATAAACCCTTGCAGGACAAGGACTTACGACGGCTCGAATCCAGGGATTATGCTTGCGACCCTATCCTCCCCTTGCTACTATAGGGGCATGAAACGACACGCTATCCACCTCGCCAGCATCGTGGCTGGTCATGCTTTCCGCTTGGGCTATTACCATCTCGCCCCTCGCCATGCGGACAAGCTGCTCTCCGTCTATATTGGGCTTCGTCGTCGTCAACCTCGCATGGCATGTGGTAACCATTGGGGTAACCATAAGGGTAGCAACCAAGCTCCCCTCCGTGCTTGCCAAGGTTGAGATTCGAGCCTAGTATAACCATATGTCCCTCACGACTACTCGCTACCAGAAGTCCATCAAGCCTGTCCCGACGAATCATGTATTCATGCTCAAGTCGGGTGGCAACAATAAGAAGCTAGGCCGTCGCATCAAGAAAGGTCCGTGGTCTGGTGCCCCTATTTATTCTCTCACGCTTACAGAGCGTGATACTTGCCCTCGCACTTGCCACCATTGGGACGATTGCTATGGCAACAATATGCCCTTCGCCACTCGTTATAGTGTGGAGGATTACGATGCTTTTATTGAGCGTCTAGAATGGGAGATCGACACTCTTATTGCCAAGCATGGCAAGATTGCTGTTCGTCTCCATGTGCTAGGTGATTTCTTCTCTGAGCGTTATGTGACCTTCTGGGATGAGATGCTCTGTAAGCATGATGGTCTTCTCATCTGGGGATATACTGCTCGCCGTGGTATCATCTCTGATCGCATCGAGCGATTGAATGCCACCTATCCTGCGCGTTGCGTTATTCGTTGGTCGCGCTCATTTACTTCCAATTCTCCCAGCATCCGCTATGCTGCCGAAGAATCATTCCAAGGTAAGTCCTTCACTTGTCCTGAGCAGACTGGAAAGACTGATTCTTGTGGCACTTGTGGCGCATGTTGGCAATCTACCCTCACCGTCAAGTTCCTGTCGCACTGACTGCCATTTTGGCAGGGCCGGCCGCTCGCGCATAAACCCTTGCAGGACAAGCACTTACGACGATCTGAATTCCCACTTTCTCCTTGAAAGATACCAGCCCACCTCCTATTATACACTCATGAGCAAGAGCCACCAGATGGAAGCCTATCTCCACACGCTACAACCTACTCGTTCTACTGCCATGGCACAAGGTAAGTGCGTGGTCTGTGGTGGTGACGCCAGCGAGTTCAAAGATGATATCTCTGCCAAAGAGTATACTATCTCTGGGCTGTGCCAAGAGTGCCAAGATGAGGCATTCGCACCTTATGATGAGGATGAAGACGATGAGAGTTGAACCTACTAAGTTTCCTAACAATGCCCTCCTCACTTGCTGGGCATGGAATCATATGCTCCAAACTAAACATAGAGCATGTGCTAGTAAGTTTCTAGATGAGCATGAGAATGCTTCTAACGCATGGCGCAGGAAGTGGATGAAAGTTAGCAAGGGTGGCACTAGAGGATTCGTTCTACACTTGCTGTTCTTGGACAATTGGGTTGCACTAATGTTTCGCAGAAGCTGTGAGAGGTTTGGAAGATGAATGAGCAGGAATTGAATGATATCGCAGAGGATATTATCTCTTTATTGGACGAGTCTCAGGAATGATGGGGCTCGTCCCCTACTATATCAGTATGTCCCGCACCCGTTATAGCTATGGAATGCCTTGGATAACTATTGGATTGTTGTCCCTTGTTATTGCATCCTCCACGATCTCATCAGAGGCATTTGCTGCTATCTTCTGTCTTGTTATTAGCACTCTGATCGTGCTCTCCAGGCAAGATGGAGCTAAACTTTGAGCTTGAACCACCATATGTTGTGGTTTGACTCTATTGAATTTGACTTTTAGACCGCTCATTCTTATATGAATTGTCGGAGCTAAACTCTCATATTCAACACATTTGACTTTCTTATAAGCACACACTATATAGTGTGTGCAATTTGACTTTTACATGCCCCTTAGAGCTTGTTTGAATCTTGCTCTAAGTTTGTTGTGAATGTGTGTGCGGGTCAAGCAATCAACAAACACTCAACAAGTTCTGAGTCTTGTCTATGCCCAACCACGCACCTCTAATTTGACTTTTACCAATGTCGAGTTGTCAATAGTGAAGGAAGCACTCTGTCCCTTCACATTACTATAGTAGGTTGTGGTGTTGGATATGTCAAGCCATTATCCCATTTACCTAACTATCTACTTGGAATTTGACTTTCTAGTCCTTGTTCTTTGGGTCCTAGTTCTCTTGACAGGACGCTTGATGTTGGGCAATCTAAGCAGTGGTGTATTCTTAGGCCAGAAGACTAGAGTGGAGAACAGGATGCCTACTTCTAGGATGTAAACGACCTCAATTATGTCCATAGGAGTATACCTTGTATGAGCGATCAAAGTGGTTCAGATGCTTGACCATCATTAGGCTGGATACACATGGTAGGGTTGCCATGAGGAATCCGTATACTATGTTCTTCATCGTTCGAGTATCTCCTGTAGATCTTTAAGTTTAGCGGCCATCTTATAATTCTGCTTGCACACTTCCTCATATGCTTCATACAGTTGATCGTATTTACGCTTGAGTGCCTCTTGCGTGTGAGGTCTGGGCTTGAGGGCTTCACGCTTTGCCTTACGCTTCTCGGCGTTGCGTTTCTGAACTAGGTTGTAGCACTTCTTGCACCTACTATATTTACCGTAGGCTCCTGAATCGCTGGCATAGAACTCACTAGCAGGCAACCACTCATGGCAATGGGCACACTCTCTAGCGACCATAACGCCATTCTCAACTCCAATCTTTAGATTGTTGTAGGATGTCTCGATCTTCATGCACATATACTAGGCTGATTCATTGTGAATCCCAAAGAGATTCTCTCTTTTACTGTATGCGATTGAACCCTTGGGGTATTCACGCCACACATCGTCAAACTTTTTAAAGACTAAGTTCACATTAGGGAACTCTGTGATGTCTGCGATGCAAAGATACTTAGCCACAGTCTCCTTCTTAGCCTTCTTAGCATCCATCTTTCGACCCGATCCCACCATATATGACGGCACAAACTTACATCCGCCTCTGGTGAATGTCTTCACCTCTAGCTTCTGTCCTCCTCGTCCTACCATATCATATCCCTTGGCGTTGCTAGACTCTGCTCCACGAAGCCCTGAGAAGCGCTCTGCGACCTCTAGCTCGATGAAGCGACTAGCTACTCGTCCGTCCCTGAAAAGCTCTGAGAGAGCCTCTGAGGAGCATCTGCCAAATGAGTAGTTATCAATGATAATGGGATATGTCTTGTCTAGTTCAAAGACATCAAGTTTGGGGTGGCGTTTAAACCACTTCTGTAGGAATGCAATCATAGTGCTTGATAGTGATAAGTCTTGTTTAGGAGGTGAGGCCAACATCCTTCGGTTGTTCCCCACCTGTAAGTTTGTCCTGGCTGGATTGACATGCAACTAACCATTAAAGATAACCAGAAGACGAACGCCAACACGACGCTCGTCCTCCAGATTAGATCTTTAGTCTCCTCATCAAGTGTCATGCTGTCCCCTACGGTGCATCTCAAACGCAAGGTTGTAGAACTTCTCGTTGGAGCCAGGGTATCCTTTGTAGGCTGCCCAGTTCTTAAACTCCTTGTAGAACAGAGTCCAGAAG